AATCTTTTTTGGATTTAGAAATTCTTGAGTGAACTCCCATACCTATTCTATCCGCCAATGCGGATGCGTTGTGCATTTTACCACCTTTACCTTCAAAAGTCATTTTACATGGAATTGAACCAACGGAATCCCATAAGAATAATAAATTATAAGGTAATTCACCTTTCTCTTGAGCATCTAATAATTCATTGATATAATCAGTCGCTTGTTCTATGTAGTCAAAACTATCATTAAAAATAAAATCTCCGTCCCACTCTCCGTCTGAATTTTGTTCAGCTTGTAATCCCAACTCAACTGCGTGTGACCAACTCCATTTTTTTTCTGTGATGATAAAAACAGGTAAATGTCCTTTTTTTTGAGCATCAACGCCTGCTAAAATCATAGCGGTTGTTTTGCTACTATTTGAATGTCCTAAAAACATGTTGATACCTCCCATAATCGGACCTGGTAATCCACAAGCCTCCATAAAAGCATCACCACAACTATAGTAACTTTCAGGTTTGTACTTAGTTTTAGTTGAAAACTTATCTTTTATAGATGATAAACTAATTTCTTTTTTCTTAATTGCCATGATTTAAATCTAATTCGTATTTGTAAAAATTTCTGATTGTTTCTAACTTATCTTTAGCATTCGCAATTTTCTCAACTAATTTATCCATTTCTTCAATATGTTGAGGGTGTTCTCCAATCGCAACTGGATTATTAAAATACACCAATAGTGACGCTTCAGAATCGGCCATTTGTGATTGATACTTCAATAATAAAGCATCGTACATTTTTCTTGTAATTTGGTCTTGTTTTTTCATAATTTTAAGTTTTGTATTAAAAAAAAACATAGACACCAAAATATAGTCAGTGTCTATGTATTGTGAATTTGATTAGAAAGGCATATCTGAATCTGGTTCAGCATCCTCTTGTGGGTCTTTTACTGATTTACTACCACCAAATGAAACAGTTTCTTCGGTAGAGTTTCCATAAACGTATTTACCTGCGTCTGAATCCCAACGTGGGGTTTCACCTCTTGCAATTGCTTCAAGATATTCTTCAGGTTTTTTAGAGTAAACATCTTGCCAAGTTAATTCATCACTTAACCATGATTCCATAGTTTCCTTATTATCGTGAACAGGAGTTGGGTCATCGTGCATAATTGTTTGAATAACTGTATAAGTTGCGCCTTTTGGTGTCTTAGCTTTTGTCAACTCAAGTATGATGTCTCGACCTTTTTCTGAGTCAGTGATATCACCTTTATTTCTCCAAATTGGAATAATTTTATCAAGAATTCCTTCGTTTTTGTAATTGTGTTTGAATCTCCAAAACTTAACGCCATCTTGTTCATTATCTCTATCAATAACTTTAACGATATAGAATTTACGAGCTTTGTATTGTTTTGCCAATTCTTTATCAGAGTCTTTACCTGTTGACATAAGTTCTTCATGAACTTCATTCAATGGTGAACGTTCATTATCATTTTTTCCTGGGTCGTAAAATTTTTGCCATTTACCATCCACTTGGATTTCATGATACCAAACTTCTTTGAATGGGGAAGTTCCGTCTTTTGTAGGTAGGATTCTTAATTTTTTCTGACCTTGCTTTTCATTATCTTTTAAAATTGCCGCAAAGTATTTTTTCATTCTTTCGTCTTGAGACATTTTAGAGGTAGAAGAAGACCCCTGTTTTGAGATTTCGTACTGTGCAAGTACCGCGTCTAGTGAATTGTTTGTCGCCATAATTTATATAATTTAATTGTTTAATAAGTATAATAGAGTTTTTCATGTAAGTCAATTTGCTTGGAACAAAAAACGACCTTTTGGGTCGTTTTTATTATTTAATATTTTGGTAGTCACTAACAGGATTTTGTTCAAAGTTTCTAAAACTTTTTTTAATTTCCAAAGGTGAATAATCTTGAACTTCATCTTGAGTTAAGATATATTCATTCTTACCCGTTTTTTTCATATCTTCTTGTTTATCGTCAAAGAAATCTGTAAGTTTTTGGTTAAAAGGTCCTGAATCTAAACTTCTTAATTCTAATTTTTCTTCAGGTGTTTTAACTCTATATTTTTCTATTTTATTTTCTAAATCATTTAATTTATTAACAATATTATCCATTTCTGAAAGTTTTCCTTCTAACGATTCAATATGTTTGAATAATGATTCGAAGTATTCTTCTTGTTTTGTTTCAGCATTTTTTTGTGATGTTACCAAATCAGTAATTTCAAGTTCTTCTTTGTTCCCATCTTTTTCATCACCAATTTTTTCAACATCAGGGTCTGATTCAATATCAACCGTTGTACCCCCTGTTACAGGTGCGGGTGGTGGAGTCGCCCCCATATCCGCAGGTGGTGGGGTTAAACCCGCATCAACTGGAGGTGCGTCATTTGGAGGTGGAGGTAAAGTAGCATCTTGTTCAGTAATATATTTGTTAATACTATTATAACGCCTTAATTCAGAAATGATTTTATCATCTATTTTCATCTTATTATCCATTTAAAAGTTGTTTAATTCCTGTTGTTGTTTCAACTTGGATTTTTTTATTTCTTTGTAATGTATTATCTACTCTTTCAATCAATCCATCTTTCATTCTTATTACATAACACTCACCTGTGTCTAAGTCACAAACTTGTTTTGAACCGTCACCTAAATCTTTTTCAGTGGTTCTGGTATTTTTACCTAAATAATTATCTAATATTAACTTAGTATTCATAATCTATTTTTTATTATAAATATATCAATAAAACAAAATGTTACTGATTAAAGTTAACTGAAAGTTGAACTGTTGGATTAAGTAAACCAAAGGCGTAATAATTTACAGTAATAGAATAAGTACCAGGTATCTGTCCATTTACTTGATATATCGATGGTGGATTAGGACCTGAAGTAAGGATAGAACTAACGATATTATTACCATTATCTTTGAAAGTTGTTGTCCCTATTTTATTAACCGCAAAATTAACATCATTTATTTTCATAATAATGTAAGTACCCCCAAGCATTTGTATGTTTATATAACTAGCATCACTTGTATTAGGTGTTGGAGATGATGTTGATATAATGACCAATGTTGCCGGAGATGGTAAAGGTGTTGGTGTAGGGGTTGGTGTTGGCGATGGGACAGGGTTTGAATAACCGAATAAATTTAAAGATTCTTTTACTTTTGCTTCAATATCAATTCTTACAGAAGAATCTAATGTCGAATAGTAAGTGTTTGATTTAGACGCAAAATCTTTGTTTTCTACCCAAAACTTAGCCACACTTTCAGGTGTAATATTAGGTAAACTTACATTATTTATTTTTTTATTGAAAAAAGCAAATAAAAATTCAATTTGAGAATTAACATCTTGGAACGTTACATAAGGTAAAAGTGTGGACTGTCCTTTAAGACAATAATATTTTTTACTTGTAAAGTATGTTGGGATAAGAGTCACCCAATCTTGGTTAATATCAATACCGGCAAAATTATTTCCGAGAGCACTAAATCCTGTGGTTGTTCCTGACCATAAGTACATTGTTGTAAAAACAACTGGTGCCATTTTTGAACCATTAACAGGATATTTGTTTGCTATTACACCAACTCTATTTTTCATATCTTGAATTGTAACTGTTGTAGGTTGTGGTGGAGTGTCTAAAACCGTGAAATCTGAGTATTTCGGAATTGGCGTACAAGCCTGAACTTCTGTTAATTTCTTACCTTTTTTTGCATCAGATGCGGTTTTGTTTTTATTACTAATAGAATTACCTTGACTATCCTTTGTTTGTTCTTGTTTAGCTTGAGCAGTTTTATCTATAATCGCTTGAACTAAATTAGCTCTTAACGACATTAAGAAATCAGTTATTTTTGGTAAATTGAATGTAGGTTGTCTTACACCTTGAATTGTTGTCTCAAATTTACCAGGTCCTATTTCATGATTTACCGTTGTAATCATATATGACCCTGAAAACATAGGTACATATCTCAAGTTAAAGTACATCATTGGTTGAATCATAACATTACCCATCATACTAATGTCACATGTGTAACTTCTTGTTTGATAAATGTCCAATAAAGATTGGTTTTGTGTGGATACAGTTCTATTTCCTGCCTGATTCGCAATTTCCGAAATTCTTTGTAAAGACTCGGCAGTTGATGTTGCGGACTTTTGAGACACTGAGAATCTGGTAAATACCCCTTGATTTTGTGGTCCGATGTCAACATTGAAACCGACCACTTTATTGGATTTGTCCCAATCTTTTTTGTCCGATAAATTTTCCACCAATGGATGATTAGAAACTTGTGTTAATGAAAATGTATCATTTTTTCTTTGTGTTTGTGTTTTTGGTGAATCCAAAAATTCACTTGACTTACCAACATAAAAACAAACCATTTTAGTGGAAGAATTTCTTGTATCAACACTTAGAAATGTTCCAAACAAATCATTTGCCGTTTGAGTACTTCCATCTGACCTTGGTTTAGGATTTTTAGTAGCATCTTGTACATTATAAAAATTAACATATGCCGGAACGTTAAACATCTGAAATCTATTTTCAGTCAATATACTTGATACAACATATAATAAATTAGTTTTAGGATTCAAAGTTTGAGGGTCAATTAGTTCAGAAAGTTTATATATATCAACCAAAATAATGTCACCAACATTTCTACTTGCTCTATCTAAAAGTAAAACATCTTCAAACAATGTTTTATTTTTAAAATCGTTACCCGCAATCCATTTATCGTTAATTGCTTTGAACATATCCCATAGTTGTTCTTTTGGGGTTTCACCTTCAATCGCCGTTTTAGTATTTTTTTCAGGATTTATTTTAATGTTATCCAATTCTTTATTTAATTTGGTAAATAAACTATTCACAATTTTACCTACAAAAGTTTCGTTTGAAACCAAAAATTCACTCATTTTTGTTTTGAAAGTTATAGGATTTAAATTTGGGTCAGTTTGTTTTTGTGTGGCATATATTTTTATTATCGGTGTAAAATTTACAATATTTTTTTCAGTAAATGCAATATTAAAATCTATAAAAAAATCGGTAATTGTTGAGCCTGTATTTGTGTAAGTAATCCCACTTAATTGTGAAAAACCAACATACGTTTCCAAAGTTTTCCATTCATTTGGGTAGTTTAGTTTAGAAGTAACCAAATTAGGTACTCCACTTGTGTTAGGTAAAGCGTTTGGTGTGTTAATACTATAGTATTCCCAAGTCCAAGGGTCTACAATCTCATTTACATCATTAGAAAAAGAATAAAATAAATTTCTATCAAAATTAGATGGGTTACCAAATTTTATCAAAACATCATACTCTAAGAAACTTTTAATTATATTACCAAAGTTTATAATCTGTCTATTTTGTAAAAAAATTAATCTATCATAATTAGTCAAACTTAAATCGTCAGAAATTGAAGGTACTTTCATTAATGATGTAAATAACATTTGAAAATTACCGTACGATTTTGTACTACCTTCTAACGGGTCTTTGTAGTCATAAATTGATTTTGAAAAATCCAAAAATTTCTTTTCGAAAGTATCTAAAACATTTTTTTCGAAGACACCGAAGATATCTTCAATTTTACTATATGTTGATTGACTCCCCTGTAATGTAAAGTTTCTTTGTTGACTTGTGAATGGTAAAATCCTTTGCATATACTCCGATGGAGATGGCTTAACAATGTCATTAACATCAAAATAACCATAATTTGGTGCCGCCCAAAATAATCTAATTGAACCATTATAAACTGAGGTGTTTCCTGTTACTTCAGTAACTTTTAAATTATTTACAAAACATTCATCTTTAATTTGATTTATTTGACTTCCGTGTGAGGGTAGTAAATATGAATATTTTTTACTTATATCGTCAACATAAACAGACCAAGGCGTTATACGTAAAACTCTATTCAAGTTTTGTAAATCATAACCATTACTAAATGTTAAATTCGATGTCGGTACATTGAAAATTGTAACTCCTGAAGTAATACCACTTTGTATATCTGAACTTGTATAACCATTAAAAACTTGATATCCTTGATAAAACACATTAAAATCGTTAATTAATTTTGGATAAACTCCGGTGTTAATTGTAGTGTATTGTTGACCTCCTAATGTTGAGTTTTTTTCTAAAATAATATCAACATTACCCCCTGAAAGAGTTAACGCATAATCTTTTGTTGGGTCATTAGTCGTAGGGTCAAAATTATTAATATAACTAAAACCTGACCAAGAAGTGTTTAAAATATCCTCACCTTTTTCAACGTATTTTTTATATCTATGCCATATCGACCCCATTTTTAGCGTCCACGCCAACGGTAATTTATGTATCGCTCCGTATTTTTTTAAGGTCGCAAAAATATAATTTAAATCTTCTATATTATCTTGAGGTTCAGTCGCGTTTGGATTTGATACTTCATTGAAGGTTTTATACTTTTCTTTCAATGTTGCAATTGGTAAGCTGTTTAAAAATAAAAAAGCGGATGCAACATATGGATTTTCATTATAATCTCTGAATTTATTTACTCCATCTTGTATAGAATTTATAAAATAAGGAGTATTCAAAATTGAAACCGTTTGTAAATCAGTTAACTCACCATTATGATTTTTATAAAGTAATGTTCCTTCGGTAGGTAATTGTTGATTAGGTTTATTTACCCTATTTAAATAAAAATCATTTAATTTGGAAATATTAAATTCTTGTTTTTGATTTAATAAATTTGGAGTTGTTAAACTTAGATAATTGAAACTGGCGAATGGTTTCGGAGCTAATGAGTTTAATGTTTGACCTGAAAAATTTGAAATTACTTTCAGATTTTTATTATAATTTATAACTTTACTAGTTTGGAAAAAATCTCCGATAGATGCAAACGGTATTGGTAAATTTAAATTACTAACTAAATTCAAAGACGATAAATCTAACGATGAAACACCAGCCATGTTTGTCTTATCCCAACTTAAGTTTGTAAAAGGGAATGTATCCGTTAAATCAAATGTTTTTTGATTTTTTGAATTTCCCGTCAAATACTCAACTAATTTTTCTTCACCTTCAATAGATATCGTATTGTTGACTTTGAATAAATCTATTGTTCTACCTAAAAATTGTATTTTATTAGTACCGATATTGAATATTTCGAATTCTGAATTTTCTACTAAATTTTTAATATACGACGTATTGAATATACCTCTAATAAAGTTTTGCCAACTTTCCCCAACACCTTGATTTGAGTATTGTTTTAATATCTCGAGAATATTTGAAGAATTGTAGGGATAGTTTTTTAATTTTTCACTTAAAAATGGATTGTTATTACCTAAACTTTGAACTATATTAGTTTTTTCTATCTCGGCGATTAGGTTTGAAATTGAACTTGAGTCCGCAGTGTTATTATTAGTTCTTCCCATTTTAGAAAAAAATGAATATAATAAAATCCTTTCATATATTTCAAAAAAATATTTAGTCTCTTCTTTATTACTATAAATCACATTAGATGTTGGATATTCAATAGCATTTAAACTTACTCTTTTGATATCACTTTCTTCATTTGAAGTTTCAACATAATCAACTGAAGTTGTTCTCTGAGTTAATCCTTTGATAAATTCTTCAAGAAATTCAACTTCAGGCCAAACGTCATAACGATAAGCCTGTGTTTGGTCAATTATCTCGGGACTACCAGGATATTTCACTTCAAAATATTCTTGACCTTTATCACCACTTGTACTCACTAAAATTTGTGGCCAAGGAAATACAGGTATTTTAGCATTACCACCCGAACTTGATGGTTCTGAGCTAGCCGGATTTGTTTTGGCGTCAAAAATAATTGACTTACGTATTTTATTATCTTTTTGAGCCCACGCCTTAGTATGAACATCGTCCATCAAACGTAAAAAAGCCTCACCATTTGCAAACAAAACCGCCAAAACATTTCTAATTGTTGGCACAAAACCTATACCGTTAGATTTATTTTGTAGTTGTTCCGATAAAGCTTGTGTCAAGTCCTCTTCAATCGCGTTTCTATTGTCTTTTGCAGACTTTAACATTTCGTTAATTATACCTTCAAATCTCTTTAACCCTTCAAAAATAAAATAATCCGTTATCAATACAGGTTGACCGTCTTCTAATTTAATACTTGAATTACTTACAATATTTTCTTCTTCAAGTTCTATTCTGAATAAGTCAAGTTGTGTTTGATTAACATCTCCCGTTATTTTTTTTCTTTGTCGATAAGTCTCCAATAATTCAAAATCTTCTACTTTCAAATCCGTAACACTAAAATCATTGTAATTAACTTTGTTACCTAACTCAACCTTTTTTTCATCCCCATTAATTGTGTAACTACCAGGATTACCTAATGTTTCATTTTTATTTAAAATTTCATTATACTTTTCAACAATTTTTTTTAGTTCGTTTTTAGCGTCTTGTCTTTTTGTTTGATTGTATTCTTTTTTAAACGTATAAACTTTTTGACCGTCATTGGTTATAAAAGCATTTTCAGTATCCATGTATCTGTTGAACCATGAACTACCTTGATAAATTAAAACTTCCCCTCTAAAATTACCTACTTGTGTTTGATATTTTGAACAATTTGTTAATGCGTCTAAATTTTGTTGTTCAAATGAATTAAGAATATTTTTAATAAAATTATCAATTCTATTTTTCATCTGTACTACAGTTATTTCAGGAAAATCGTCAGGTATCATACCTTTTGATTTGTATTCACTATACATTTCCCTTATTTTTTCATAACCTAACTCAACCACACTATTTTTTGTTGGTTGGTTTGTTTGTGGTCCTCCAACCTTTGGCTTTGTTTCAACGTTTGATTGATACATGTGAGGTGTTGCAAAAACATTTCCCATCGAAATATCACTTAACACATTAAATTTATAAGTAATAAATTCACATGTAACATCAAAATTCGCAGTTTCACTATTAAACGATGCGGTAAAATCTTTTAACATCAAAGGTAACTTTATCGCTTTACCATAATACCCTTTTAAAGTAAGATGAAATAAAGGATATGGTAAATTAAAGAAAGACGCATACGGTGAATTGTCTCCACTTTCAAATAATGCTCTACCTCTAACGTCTTCCATTTTAACGGTTATTGTTGGTAAAAAACTAGTGTTTTGTCTAACGCTAATTGAACGTATACCCAATAAACCATTGTCTGTTGTTTTAACGTCAGCAGTTCCTGTAGTTGTTGATTGTTTTAAATAATACTCATCAGTTTTCAAATCCTTAGTTGGACTATTTGGATTTGATTGATTTGTCCCTTTTCCAGTAAGAATATCTTTACCTGTTAAATCATCAGTATAAGAGTTGTCCAAAAACGTTTTTTTACCTGGATTCAAAAAATTTATTTCCGCAACAGAAATAGTTCTGACATTGTCAGTATTTGAAGAGCCTAAAATTAATTTAGTTCTAGGTAAAACTTTACACTCAAGATTGGCGTATATTACCAAATTCTCATGATTTATCAAACGTTCCGAGGCTCTACCATTCTCATCAACAACTTTGTTTGGGTCAACAACAATAATATTATTAACGTCAAAATCGACAAGTATGTTTTCTTGATTATCGTCCATAGTAGAAGAAATGTAAATCTAATTGACTTTTATAGTCTTGTAAAGAACTTATAAGTGGGAAAGGTATTGTCAATATCGCACCATCAGGGATGTTCCATTCTTGACCACCATATTGAGGATTAGCCATTAATATTAACCACCCAAAAGTTGGTGAACCATAAAACTGTTGAGAGATTTTATCTAATCTTGATTGGTCTACTTTATAGATATATCTCTTATCTGTTGTTTTACTTGGTAAAGTAATATAAGGGACGACTGTTTGTTGTCCGTTAATAAGAAAAGTTCCGTATCTATCGTATGTTTGCCTTTTTGCCATTATTAATTATTATTGAACTTAATTTTACCATTGAATGTCTTATTATCATTATCAACATTTTGGTCAGAGTAAACATTCTTTATTAAAGTTATCTGTTGACTATTTGTGGTTTGATTAGGAACTGTGGTATAATTAAACTTTCTAGTCTTACCTTTAGAATATACATTAGTATTAATGTAACTTAAATACTCTTTATCTTCTTTAATATCTTTCATTTTTTTCTCTTCAGCTTTTAATTCGTTCAAAACTAAATCTTTAAATTTATCACATAATTCGTCAAAAGTTTTTCTTAATTTTGGTACATTTGAAATTTCTGTACTTATAACAGTACTTTTAAATTTTTCTAATTTATCTTTATTTTCAAAAATTCTAGCCATAACCATAAACATTCTTTTTTCATTTATAGATTGTACTTGAAACTTTTCACTGGACGCAGTGAACTTTCCTGGTTCTGGTCCATATGTTGTTTCTAATAATTTTTTATTTTTTAAAAAATCATTATAATCCATTAACTTATCTGACGCTAAAGAGTAATCACTACTTAATTCACCTAAAGTATTTGTTTGTGTGGTTGGTGGAGTAACTTCGCTAGTTCCACTTACATTGTATATAAATGCGGAAGTGTTCGCCAATATTTTACCATCAGTTTTTTTAGTAACAACATTTAATTTTCTAAATGTTTGAACCATATCAACTTCTTGATTTACAATATTTTGATTTTTTTCAAAAACGGTGGATTCAAATTCACTCTTTAATGATTCCACATATTTAACAAAATTATTTTCAATTGTAGGAATTTCTTTATTGTATTTTGTGGTTTTATACAAACCAAACATAATTGAATTATTATTGTTTATAACATCGGTGGTTTTAATGTCATTTACAAATGATGTAAATAAATCATCAATTTTTTTACTAATACCGGAAGATGAACCAAAAATAGGGGTATTATTATTTGGTGGTTCGCCGTTTAATAAACCTGTCGTATACAATCTATCTTTTGTCATAAGTTGCCATACTCCCATATTATATGTCTTAACCACCGAATCCGCTTGATTAACAACATTACTAAAATATTCTTTAAGTTGGTCAACTTGTTTATCCATTATTGCTTGATAGGTCATATCTCCAGTTTCTCCACCTTCAATTACATTAGTTGATAATATATTACCAATTGTCGTACCTCCTAAATTAGTTTTAGGATTTGTCGCAATTGGTGATTTTATACCTTGAGCCTCAACAATAGCGTCAAAAACTTCTTTATCTAAAGCACTTGTATCCTCAGTAGCCACCGCTCTTTCATCATATATTTCTGTATTACCATAATAATTAAACGACAACGCATTTTGTAATTGCCCCACAGGACCTGCCAAACCATGACCACCTATAAAATCAAAAGACATTGTAACATTTGCAATCATAGGTTGTAATCCAATTCCTTCAGGGTTCATATCGTAAATCAACGGGTCATAAGTAAATGCAATACTTTTCGGAATAATCTTAGTGTGGTAAAAATCACCGATTCTTAAAATTAAAACGGGAGGTGCTCCAAAAGATGTATTTGACGCGTCATTAAATTTCGGTTTTCCATCAGTACCTATAACAGGAATCGTTTGTCCAGGTCTGAGGCACTGATTCAAAAATGTTAATCTAGCATTTAATCCTTCGGGTGTCATAGAATGAAATGCCGGATTAAAATATTTAATTTTTTCTTTTATTGAGTCGTAAACAAACGGTGTTGTTTTTTCCATAACTTCAAAATATTCACACTCCGTTAAAAGATTTCTAAGTACTTTTTTACTCAAACCTTCTTTTAATTTTTGTGATATACTTGTTGTTGATTGTGGTTTTGAAACCGTAACGTTATCCGTATTGTTTATTGTTTTATTGTCGTTTTGAGGGTTTGTTTGAATAGGTCCTAAAACATTACTTTTATTATTTGTTGGTGGTTCGGTTGCGGTAACTTTACCAATTCTTACTCTTCTACACGCCATAGAATCTGTAGAATAAATATTTTTATCTTTATTATTGTTACTTGTACCCTGAGTGATTAATTGATTACAATTTATTGTTCTACCGTTTACTGAAATTACCGCATCCTCCCCTTCAGAAACAGTTGTAAATTTTAATCTAGTATCTACTAAATTTTTTAAAGATGTATTTGTGTTTGGATTTGTATAATTTTTAAAATATTCAATAACAGAATCTATTCTAGTTTGCGATAAATTTTTATTATAATTTGCACTATCGAGAGCAGAACTAGTCCCTACTAATTCTATGTTAACTTGAGTGTTTTCCTGTTTTAAAAATTCACTTAGTTTACTAATAAATGAATCATTTCCTTTAGATATGTCTGTAAAATCTTTTTCTATTTGACTGTTAAAAAAACCATCAGTATTTGATAAAACATTATTAGAACCGAAAATACCGTTAGATTTTATTTGATATGTATTTTTTTGACCTATATAACTGTTATACAATGTTTCATAACTTGTAACACTTTTAGGCTCATCATTATCGAAATAAAAACTTTTATTAGTATACCCACTCTCTAAACTATTTGCAAGAGCACTTTTTTCAGTTTTGGATTGATTTACAGGATTGTTAATTCCTGATGAAGGTACTGTATTGACTGACGGATTTGCCGCAATAGCTCCCGCAGCCTCTTGAGCCGTTAATCTTGGATTATTTAATACTTCTTGAATTTGTTGTAATTCTGAAACAGGTATTCTATTGTATTTTTTGGCTAATTCATATATATCAAACTTAGTACAGCCAGCGAAGAATGAATCCATTACTGAATTAATTTTGTCTTTACTTAAACCTTTAAGTTGTTCATCAACAATGATATTGAGTACTGAAGGGCTATCAACAACAATTTGCCAAGTTAAAGTTCCTGTTCTGTTAGTATCTCTGTAAGTATATATAGGTTCAGGTCTACCTAAAAAAGGAGTTGATGTCCAATTTGCGGTTGAAGTATCGTTAAACTTTAAATTATAAGGTGGAAACCACATAACTCTACCACCATTCGGGCCTTTTTCACAACTAGGTAACTCATCATAAGTATAACCCGCTTTATTCGAAGTTCTCCAAGCTAAGTTCTCTATTGAGAACATATATTTTTGAGCTATGAAGTCCCCCTTTTGATTTTTCTTAACATTTGTTGATGTTGGGACAATATTAAGATTATAAGTACTATCTAAAACAGAGTTAGCAAATCTCCTACCTTCTTTAACAATACCATCAGATTTTTGTAAATCGGCGAATGTGTAATAAGGAGTGTCTTTAGCAAAAACTCTACAATATTCAATTCCTTTTTCAGAACCAGTTGTATTATCTTTATAAGAAACGACTTGAGAACCTTTTGTCATTTCTTTATATCCATCATTGAATACCTTACTAACTTGATTTATCGCGTTACCAACGTGTTTTAAACGAGAAATACCTGAAACATTATCCGCGGCCTCGATTAATCTTTGTGTTTGGTCTAAAATAGATGATTTCTTGAAAGTAACCGTAGTCGATTCATTTTTTGTATAATCACTACTTATTAAATTAAATTCATTATCTCTTGAACCCGCTCCACCACCAGGAGTCGCTTTGAACCCCGCATTACCTTTATATTTTGGTGATGTCCAAACAAATTGACCATTTAACCCACCACCATCAATTGTTGATTTAGCTGCCAAACCAAAGTTCAATTTGTTCTGATTTCCTTCATATAATATACCAAGTTCAGACGGACCGTAAACCGGTGACGCAACTTGTTGTCCAAAAGGATTTACCGGTATTTGATTTGGTGGTGATGTTATTGTTGATGGTTCAGAATTTTTACTACCAACATAATAACTTCCATTTATTGTATTATTATTTGGATTTATTAATCCTGCTAATGTATCAATAATAAGACCACCTATTTTTTTCTCTAAAAATGGCTGATATCTATTATAATTTAAATTACTAAAAAGTGCCGACCTTTGACCGTTACCTGTATTCGCTAAAAATATCTGAGATGGATTTCTAACTGTATTTAGAATAGGACCTAAAAATCCTCCTGTAAGTTGGTTAACAACATTAAGCGCTATTGAAGTTTGTTGTGAAGGTGCTCCGTTTATATTATTCTCATTGAAATAATCTCCGGGTATTGGAGATACGGGCGAGTATGCTCCTGAAACTCTTAATAAAAAATTTGCCGCGGCTCCAACAGGATTTTCAGGAACGGTAATCCTCCAATTTTTATAAATCAAAGGTTCTTTTCCCGTTGCTATTAAGGTGGCTTCAAAAGGGTCTTGTAAAGATTCTAAATTAACTAAACCAACCGTATTTTGATACGTCAATCTACCAATTCTTTCTTGAAATTCTTTTTTTAATGTGGACGCACCTAATTTGGCTATGAAAGAGTCTTGAGACAATGAACCGTTATTACCATTTGGATTATCGTTTAGAATAATATCATATGGTGTGTAGGTCGATGGAACAAAGCTAGGTGGCTCCCAATAAGGTTGATAAATTTTGTCGTTGTTTTGTATATTTGTTACAACAACCATGTTATTAAACCCACCCGCAGGTCCGTAAACATTTTCAACATATGCCGCGTCAATAAAAAACTCATTGAGTAAATCCATGTTAGTATCATTTGGACTATACTCACCTTGATTTGAATTTACAGGTAATGGCGGACCGTTATAATTTATATTTAAATTAAACCCACCTTGTGGTCCGTATTGATTTAATGGATATAATTGTTGACCAAATGGGTCTTGAGAGATTAATGTGTCAGGAGAATCTTTAACAGGTGAATCTGAAAGTACCGTCTCATAATTTTTAGGTCCTGACGGAGGATTATAAACCCCTGTAACTTTATAGGTGGCCAAATTTTTCGCCATCAGAGCATTTCTGAACGTAGATGTTGATGCAAATGATAGGGTACTATTTGACATTTCTTTTTTTTATATATAAATAGATAAAATGAAAATTTTTTTAACTTGGATATAGAATCTTTTGCCCTCTTTCTGTTAGAGCTTCTTTTGTCACTTGTATAATTTTTTCTTTAACTCCTTGGTCATTCAAAACCATCATTAATTTATTTGTATCTATCGACGCCGCATTACTTCCCGAAACATCCAATGACATTTTAAAATTAACTGTTACTTCTGATGGGGTTTTAGTGGTTGATGTAATTTCATTCTTAACCATTTTCATGACTTCAATTGGGTCAACTCCCATATTTTTAATATTTTCAATCGCTTTTGGTTGGATTGGTGATTTTATTAAATCTCTTATAAATTCTAATCCCGTTCCAGCAATAATTGTATCTTGAGGTAGTAATTCTATTTCTCCATTAGGTGTAATTATAGTATCTTGTGCGCTTTGTTTTATTCTTTCTAAACTCTCGGTCAATGAAATGTTTGGAGTTTCAAAGGCCTTTATAAGATTATCAACCGCCGTTTTAGCATTTGTAATCGATGTTGTAAAATTATAGGTACTTACATTAGCACTAGTAAGTGCTGAAAAAACATTAGTAAACGATTCTCCTAGTTTAGTAAGAGGTTCTTTAAAGTTAGTACTTAATATACCACCAATTTCACCAAACACACTTGCAGTCTTACTAAGTACCCCGGTGTAATCTTTTTGATTAAATAAACTTGTAAGAGTTTTATCAAGTGTTACCGCAATATCACTCATACCAGGAATTAAGTTATCTTTTGCTTTATTAATCCCTTTTTCAAGTAAAGCTGCCATAGATTCCATTGATTTTACAGATATATCTAACAACGCCGCCCCTCCAGAAGTTTTTGCTAAAGCCCTTGGTAGTACGTTTGTTAGTTTTTCTATAGAAATTCTTAAATTATCTGTTGATGAAAGTTGTAGTTTTACTAAATCTTGAGGTTCCTTTTTTTCACCTTGTTCTAATAATTTTTTAAATTGTTCCTCAGTTGAATTTTTTTCAAGTACCTTAGCCACATCCTCCATTTCACCATTAACGTTAATTTGAAGTTGTCCGTCTTTCATTTCTGTAATATTTGCAAGTAATTTCTTTTGTTCTTCAGTTGCAAAATCGGGAAATTTGATTTTTGAAAGTTTGGTATCAAGTTCGGCAGAACTTAACGCCATCTTAGAAAGTTCTCCAGCACCAAATCCAAGGACTTGTTCAATTTCTCTTAATTGTTTTTTAGCTCCGGGAAGTATTTCAAAGTTACCGTCTTTGTTGAGTTTCACAAATTGTTTTGACATTTCCGCAATTTGATTTTGTAACTCTGTAGGGTCATTCTCAGCTAAATCTAATAGTTTTAAAGGGTCTAATAAATCACTTTGTGCAACACCAAGTCTTTGTAACGCGGCCGCCGCCTCAATAGCTCCTTCAGGACTATAAACTTTTTCCGCAAATTTGAGAGTATCCCCCATATCTATTCTGAGAGCGGCAGCATTTGCCGCCATTTTGGCCAATCCTTCAACACCTCCTTGGAAGTTATATTTGTTAAGTAATGATGTGTTTTGTAAAACTTTTTCACTAACTATTGTGGCGTTTACTCCTATTTCTCTAGCAGTATTTACTACAGTATTCATTTGTTTTCCTGTATCGTACAATGAAAATCCCGCATTTTTAAAAGACCCCGCAATTTTATCCGCCGCTTGTCCTGAAGTTTGTGACGCAAAAAATAAATCTTTTTGTGCTTCAGTACCTAAAATTAAGTTTCTTCCTAATACTTTTCCAATTTCTAATTGTTGTTTATATGCAGTATCTTGGGATGCACCATATTGTATTAAAACTTCAGTTGCGGTTACGGTCGCCTTTGTAATATTGTCAATTTCAGATTTAGTTAAACCAAAATTTTTAGCGATACCAAAAGACCTCGTTTCAATTTCTTGAAGTCCTTTTAAAAAATCTAAATTTGATAATGTCGCTTTACTTAAAGCCGCGGCAATTTTATCTAAACTCGTTAAATCTGCGGGTTGTAAAGGACTTGATTGTTGTGATGGATTTGTTCCTTCTTGAAACATTTATATTACTTTAATTAATAAATATTCTTTATTTATTTTTTTGGTGTATTATCCTCAATAATTCGGTTAATCAAGTGTTTTCTTGCATAAGTTGGCATGACAAAAAAATCAGAATAAGATATTCTGATAAATTTTGCCAAGAAATAATATTCTTCAAGTAAAGTTTGTCTATAATCAGAAGAAAGGACGAAAAAAGTCAACCCCAAAGTTAACATCAACGTCAACTACTTCTCCTGAAGGGGCATATACTTTTTTGTTTAAGTCAAGTGATGGTACGTTTTCGTTTAAAAAAGTTCTAATGTATTTTGAGTCCATGATTGGTAGAGTTTCAATAAACATTGAGATTTGACCTCTGTCTGAGCTATCATTAAGTTCAACAATTTGTTTATTTAATCTCCAAGATACTTTTGGAGCCACTCTTCCCGCAGGATAATTTTCAGACATTTTTTCTATTTCAATAGTATCCCCAAAGGTAAGTGGTTTTAACTTAACTTTTGCGTTTGTTTTAGGAAGAACGGTTGTAAATGTTCCATCTTCGTTAGGTGGTACTGTTCCTTGTTTAATATTTAATTCATCTAATAATATTGATGAATCAAATTGTTTTGTTGTGTTTGGGTCAGTTAATTTAAAATTATATTCAGGACCAAAAGATGTGTTTCTTAAAAAAATTAATATTGCTTCAACGTCTTTATCTAATAAATCTTCAGGTTTTAAATCAGGTTCATATAATTTATTTCTTAATAAGGACAATACTAAATTTTCTCTTCCTTGTTGTATTGAACCTATAAGTACGTTTTCATCGTTGGCGGTTAAATAACCTACCTTAACGTGACGTTTCTTATTTTTATAAAATACTCCTCCAGTTGGTAGTTGGACTACGTCGTGTGGTAATGTGAAATTTTCTTGTCCGGCTTTAATTATATCTTGTTCCATGGTTTTTATTTTAAAAATAATTTTTTTTTAATAAAAATCAATCTTTATTTTTACTTTGGTCTTTTTTATTTTTCTTTTTTTTGTGACGATTGTCAAATTCTTCTTTTGTTTCAAATACTTTACCACAAGTAGTACATGTATATCCTGTTATGTTTTCATTTTCCATATTATAAATTTAATTTGTTTTTTAAATCGTTTATAACCCACTCGGGTCTTTCATTAATATCTTTTTCCCAATACCTAATTAATTGAATGTTGTGGTTTTTACACCAAGTATTTTTTCTTTTATCATTCGTGATATTTTTTTTCTGTATATCATATTTAACTTCACTATAATCACTATTTGGGTTACAATGATAAAAATCACCATCAGTTTCTATTATAATTTTTTTTGAAGGTATATAAAAATCAAAAAAAGTTTTGATATTTATAATCAAATAATTATGAATGTAGTCAACATTTTGTTTTAACCCCATTTCATTAAGAATAGTCATGAATCTATTTTCAAGTTTAGATGTTTTAACTTTGGAATTTTCTCTCATCCATTTTAATCTAAAAATAGATTGATTAACTTTTAATTGTGGATTATCTCTATATCTTTTCTTTTGTGATTCTGATAATTTTTTCTTAGATTGTTCTGTTTTAGGAATACCTTTTAATTTATCTGAAATTTTTTTACCCCTATTTTTGTCGTTTTTTAATTTTTCTTTTATACCATCAATTTTTTTAATTGTTTCAGGACTTTTATCTTCCCACCAACCTTTATACTTACCTAATTTCCAATTTTTCTTTTGGGTTTCAATAGCCTTCTGATGTGTTTCAGGATTTTTATGAAAATTATTTTTTCCCGGAACTCTATTATGATGTGATAAAACAAACTTATTAAATCCTTTATTTATAGAAATAAAAGAAGGTTTTTCACCGCACCCACAACCACAAGAAGGTATTTCCCCATTCAAAAAATAATCTGTATATATTTTCTCGGGGATAACTTCATGTTTTTGGTATGAGTGAGAACTTAAAGATTTTAAATTTTCAAATTCTTTTTGACATATTTTACAAATAAAAATTCCCATATAAATAAATATATGGGAATATAACAATATTGTAAATGGACAGATGTATTCTAATACACGAGTATACAACGGTCCATTTGAAGTGAGGTTGTAATAGTCGCTAAACCGTCAGTTGTGTATCCCAAAGAGTCAAAGTTAACTGAAGTTAAAAATGCTCCTTCGATAATCCATTTTTCCACAACAACACCTGTTGGGTCTAACATTTCAAGGTCAACATTCTTTTTATAACCCGCAGCATAACCCATACGACCTGTTACCGATTCAGCACATAAACGTACCCACTCCATAAGAGCCTGAGACGCAGATGGTCCGATAGGGTCACGGAATTTCACACTAATTGGATTCCATTTAAATCTTCCCGCAACATAAGTTGAAGTATTTAGGAAAGGTATTTCAGTCGCATTAACTGTTAAAGAGGGTCTTGCGGCAGTTTCAACAAACCATTCATTAATACCCAACGTAGAAGGAAATCTCATAATAAATCGATTCTGTCTTTTTGGTTCGTAGGGTATGGGCATTTTCATTAATAAATCAGCCATTGTATTGTATTTTTTTAATTTTTATTTTGTTTTATATTTTATAAATATATCAACTTAAACTTTTTCTCTTTACTTTGATTTATTTTAAGTTAAAATCCAGTTATAAGTATTATATTAATAAGGCTTTTTACTACCTCCATGTGTTGAATACATTTTTAATTCTGGTGTTTTTCCAAAATGTCCTTTAATTTTTTCTAAATTCTTTAAATCATCATCTGAAAAACCTACTAAAGGTGTAAATGTATTACTAACTTTATTTTTTAAGAACGCTTTTTTATGAAGGTTATTTCCCATTTCTTTTACATAGTTAATAAACTCCCTTAAAGCATTTATTTTTCCTTGTTCAGGACTTGCGGCACTTCCTTCTCCGTATGAGACAGGATAAAACCTACACAAATCCAAATATTCCCTAATCATTTCTTTTTTTGGAAGAATTTCTTCGTCAGCTAAATTTCTATATTTTTCTAAATTTTTAACTAACTCATTTGAATTGAGACCATTATGATTTGAAATAATAAGGTTATAACAAGCTTCTTTCATAATTGAAGGTGTGTGTCCTCTAGCGGTAATAATTGAAAAAATTGACCCTCCATTAATCGCTTCTACAAAATCAGGCCATGCGGGACCTGGTTTAGCAACCATTGAGTCAATTAAAAATTGTTTGTCCCCTTTAACTGTAAAGTTCATAAATGGCTCTTTAGAATAGTCAACAACCATTTTTCCTTTATATTTAAAAGGTTCTTTTCCAATTTTACTTCTATAAGTTGCAAAATCTTCAGTTGACATTAAAACATCATCACCATTTTCATCTTTTAAGATAAGTTTTGTTGGCATCATCATGATGTTGTCATCCCAATCAAAAGCGTAATACTTCATGTCTGGGGTACTTGTTTCTGATATTCCTTCTTTAAATTCGTTTTTCATTTGGCTAAAAAGGGTGAGAGTTTTGTTCTCCCACCCATTTATAATTATTAGATGTTTTCAAAAGATGCTCCTGTTGGAGTAATATAGAATGTGATATCTATAAATTCTAATGAACGTGTTGGTTTAATGTAAATCTTACCTGTCATTTGATTTCTGTCTAAATCAGCAGTATCTGAAGAAACTGTTACACGGAAATCGTATAAACCTCTATCTCTTCTGATAGCATCTAAGATAGGATTAACCGCGTCTAAGAAATCTTGTCTCACTTTATCATCGTTTTGTTCAAACAACAATCTAACTGAAACCGCAGATATTAATTTACGAGCTTGTAACAATAATCTTCTTACGTTAATTCTGTCAAGAGCGGATTCTCTAATTTGAAGAGTTTTGTTACCCCATATTACAGTTCCAACATCTGAGAAAGTTGCGATTGGGTTGATTCTTCCTTTATATAGAGTATCTCTATCTTCTTGAGTTAGTTTCTTTCTCGCTTTAATCGCGTTTACAATACCACGAGTGTAACCCGCTGCCGCGAACCAAGGGAATGCAATGTTATCAGTTAATGCTAAGTTTCTTGTAACTTCGGCAGTAGCTGGAAGGTAAATTTGTGTATTATTCACAGAATCTCTTGTTAACACCCAAGGATAATAAGTTGCGGTGTAGTTCGAATCAATTCCTGTTTGTTCTAAGTTATCTACCGCCTCTTGTGGGTAAATTAAATCCGTAGATTCTCCCGCAGTTGGTGTAAACAAGTTGTAATCAGGTGTTGTTACAATATACAATGAGTCAGCTCTGTCGTTTTCAATCATGTCGATTGCACTTTCCGCTAAATCAGAGTTATTTAAATAATCAATACCAGGTGTTACAAACACGTTAATATTAACCGCTTCAGGATTTGAGAATGTTTGTTGTCCTAAAAGGTATGCGTAATAGTCGGTATTCGCATAATCTACAGTGTTATCACCAACTGTAATTTGTTTGAAAGCTCCCCAACCATTCGCCGTAGGGTATTTTAATGAAGGACATGCTCCTCTTAAATAACCACTTCTACCTAATACGAATCTATCACCATTTGTTCTATATTCTCTATAGATGTCCCATCCGTCAAAACCACCACTACATAGTAATGAGAATTTACGTGCGAATAAACGATAGTAAGGACTTGTTTCCGAATCAGGGTCTGATGTGAAAGGTGCTGAACCTACATAGAATTCAGGAGTACCACTTGTTGTAAACAAATCAGGAATTGTAATACCTGACGCATTTATGTCCATATGGAAACCTCTTGTTTTATAAAACCATTCTTCACCTGTAACGTCAGTACAAATATCTAATGGTAATTGTTTACCTTTGTATCCATAAAAATCAACATCAATACCGATTGTGTCAGAAATACCTAAGTAAGTTCTTCTAACATTATCTCCACCACTTCTGATTAAATCATCGGCACCTGATGCCAAACCAAATGGAGGATTATAAACAACTTCACCAGGGAAATCATATTTTGTTTTGTAAATTGGGAATGGAGGTCTAACACCAGCATATTCTCTAAAGTTGTATCCTAAGAAACCACAAGGTAATGCGTCAATTGGTGCGTCTTCATTAATCTCAACCATTATGTATTTTGAATTCAATTGGTATTCACCATTTAATGTACCTATTTTTTTCGCTATAAAGTTATTTTGGTTAGGGTCCATTGAACAGTTTGTAAATTTCTCAATAACTACAGGGTTTGCATCCGAATCAAAGAAATCACGAACAATAACATCAAAAGTACCATTACCAAATGAAATATTAGCAATTGATATTTTAACTTCAGTATTAGCCGCATCACCGTCAGCAATTGTTGTAAACTTAAATAAGTTAAATACTTTACTACCTCTAAGTTCAGATACAACCCACGGAGACGCCGGTGATTGATATCTTTCCAAATACCAAGCAATACTAGTTGGGTCAAATCCTTGTCTTGCGTCAGGTAAAGCGGTAAGTTGACAACTTAAACCTCTGATATAACCTTTTCTCCAACCATAAGTCAATAAAGTTTGGAATCTTTCTTCAACAAATAAAGGAGT